TATACGCTATTTTGCAATAATCTGATGAACCATTAAGCCTTTTTTTAAAATCACTATTTGTTATTCTTGTTTTTGGATTTGTCGAATAAGCATTTAAAAAATTTAAAAATTGTGTGTTAAAGTCTTCATTAATCAAGAATCTATAATCAGATTTTTTATTTAATGAAAAATGAAAATGAGCCCCACAAGAATTATTAAATTTAATTGGATAAGCAACAGAATTTAGAAATTGGTGGAATTGCTTTAATGATGTTAAAGGCTCGGATCGACATTCCTTCTCTGCATAATCATCATCATTATAATTCTCCGAGCATTCCTCGTGATCTTCTCCACTATTGCATAAATGACATTCTTCTGGATATAGTCCATTAATTGATCCATCATTAACAAAATCCTTGATATGTGTTAATTCTCTACCATTCCAACATTCATCTATATCATTCCTTAAGAATAAACCCTCTAATTCTACGCCTAACGCACGTATATTTTTAAAGATAATATTGAATGATTGATCATCTTTTGTTAATTCCTCATATTTCATATCGTATCATTTACAAAGTTTGTATTTAATCTTATAATGATCGACTATGATCGATATATATTTATAATCTCATTTTAGCCGATCCTAGATTTAATAAAGTTCATAACATTATTAATAATTATTAACAATCAAAATGAATAAGGAATAACGGATAAAATAGATCATGGAATATCACAGAATAAGCCATAACATAGAATTAATTGATCTAATCATTGATCTAATTAATCAAGAGTTAATGAAAGATTAACTCCATATCTATTTTTTTTAAAGTCTCTTAATTATTATTATTTATTAACATTCATTCAGCTTAACTTATTCCTAGATTAAAATTACTTACCATACTAAGCTATAACATATCAGCTCCTTAGTTTTTCGTGTGGACAATTCCCAAAATATCCAAGTTTCACGCCTAAATCAAATTATAGTTAGTCATGTCTAATCATGGCTAAGAGTGAGAGAATTATTTATTTAGAAAATGCGATCACGCCTGGAAATGCAAACATATATATTAGGAGGCCACCCCTTTGATCGCTATTTGTGCCTGGATTCGTGAGTATATAACCAACTCACGCCTAAAAAAACTGATCGGCAGATCGTAGGTCGCTCACATACGGACTAATGGTTTTTAAAGCCAAGAAAAAAGCCCGAAAACCTAGTTACACCACCCCGTTAATAGACATAGTTCATAGTTGTCAGGGTTATATATATTTGTTGGCAAATCCCAATAGGCACTATCATATGTCCTGTCATACCAATCTGCTTCATATGGTGGCTTGACTATGGCACTCTCTGATATATACTGTGGTAGTGTTATTATTCCAGATACTTCTTTACCATCTTCACATGCAAAGGCCATAGTAATTCCGAAGAATGAAATCACGCAAAGTGTTATCCATAGTATCAACCATATACTCATTATCAACTAAAGGGGCTTCGCCCCATATAACTGTTTAGAAAACGATAGAAAACTTGCTGAATGTCTTTGGTGTATTCTTGCTTATCACATGGTTGATAGTTAGTTGTATTTCCAAATCATCTAAGCCTCTTATTACCCGTAGAATGTTATCGTCAACAGGAACTTTCAGTTTACGCAAGGTTTCCTCTGCTATGAACTGTGTTCCGTCAGCTAGTGTCTTAGGATCATATCCACCCATAGTAGTAAGTATGTCCAGGTAGGCACGTAGATAGCCATGAACCCATGCTGCTTTTTCAGGGTTTGAAACTGCCATATTTGTGGTTAGTGTGTATGGTATATAAGTTATATTAATCTTCTACCCAAACCCATTTGCCCTTATTATTCAACCTTTTAGGCAGATTGGACTTGTTTTGCTCTCTTATCTGATCTAGAAAGAACATTTGATTAGCCAACATATATGTCAATTTTGTCCGTTCTGATCCCGTAGCAGATAGTAGTTTTTCCTCTATTTCAAGAATCAAATCCCTCTGTAAATCCTCATCAGGAAGTGCAAACTTCTCTTTCTTAAACCAATTCATTCCCATCTTCCTTTATTCCTGGATTCTTGCCATTTAGGTATATAGTAGCCAATGGCCAAACCACCCAAAAAATAGCCAAAACAAATAAGCGTAAAAACTAGGTCAAGTTGCATTTAAACCATATCCGAACAATCTATCTCTGATCCACAGTTCTCACAACGCCTGTGACAAGAAGTTATCCGTTTCATCTGAAAACCACATCTAATGCAGGTTTGCAGATAAAGCATCTGTTTTAAGCGATTTTGCAATCTCTATCAGTTCCTTTACTGTTTCCCTCTTAGAAACAAGGGTTATTGAGAAGTTTTTATTGTAAGAAGTAGTAGAATCATTCTGTTCTATGATTATTTGGTTGAATCCTGCTTCTGTGGGTGGCGAAGCCTCTTGTCGCATATCAGGCACTTTAGAACTTCCTTCTTCCACTTTACATCACAACACTCAATTTCATCATTTGTCATAAGGAATAGTGTTATATAAATGTCGCCCTCTAAGTAAGCATTTGTTAGAACAGAAGCTGTTATTTTTTGTAAATTTAGCACAAGCCAAACACTTTCTTCTGAAAGATGGTGTAGGTTTATTCTTATAAATACCATGTTTATAATCATATCTACAATTTCTACAAAACAGATTACCAAAAGGTATATCATCACTTTTACATAGAATACACTTTTTACTATGCATTTTCTTTATTATTTTGATTTTACATTCCATACAGAAATTTCCTCTATGTTCATTAGGAACGTATGGTATTTCTTCTTCACACATTTTACAAAAAATAGAAGCTATACGAATATTATATTTACCACTTTGGTATCTTTTAAGCCATGAAGAATACTCACTATTCCTTCTTCTACAATCAGTAGAGCAGTATTGTGAAAATACATTATGAGTAACTTTGGTTAGTATTGAATCACACCCTTTACACTTCCACATGGTTTTTATGTTATCTTTGGCACATTTATGACAAAATCTAAATCGCCATCTTCTCTTTGTTCCTGGTGTATTTTGGGCATCAATCCTATATTGGTCTAATTCATTTTCACAGTTAATATTAGCACATTTCATGTAATTTATAATATACTAGGTATATATATAGGTTGGCAGAAAAGGTTATATAACATGACTAGAAATGTAGAAGAATCAAATGATATAAAGAACAAGATAAGAGATTTATACATATTTTTTCACAAATCAGTAAGGGCTATAGCAAGTGACCTAAATAGTGACCAGGAATTTAAAAGAAAATACGGAACAATATCAGTAGCAGGAGTTCAATATCATATAAAGAAGATAAAGGAAGAATACGAGCATTATATAGGCGAAGATGCCATTGACAAATATACAGCAGAGTTTGTAAGATTGCAGAACTCTATGGATAAGGAATTGGAAGATGTAGATGAAATGATTACAAATACAGAAGATGAAGATGTAAAGATAAAGCTTATGAGGTTAAGACATGAAATAAGATTGGACAAGATGAAGATGTTACAAGACATAGAATTACCAATGGCAGTAAAAAAGTTAAAACTAGAAAGGAAGAAGAAGTATGACACCCTTAAAGTATTGGACATAGAGGAAGAAAATGCCTAAAGGACTTGCAGCAGAAGATACAAAGAAACTTATATTTGCAGAAGTAGATAGTGACAACACAATATCACCTGACAAGTTTTGGTGTGACAATTCTCTATCAAAGAGAAAGGATTGTTGTTTTTGGCATTTCATAGGAAGTCCAGAAAGAGATGATATTTACCACCCTGTTTATGAGCATGAAGATATAATGTTAAAGGAATTGGACAAGACTAAATGTATTGCAGTTTACAAGGCTACAGGACTAGGAGTTACTGAATTTATGATTAGGTGGATTATTTGGAAGTCATTGACTGATGATTGGTTTTTTGGTAAAGAAGCCATGATTGTTACAGGCCCGAATGTTGATCTTGCACAGGACTTGATATTGAGAGCAAAGAATCTCATAAGGGATAAGGTAGATTTTCAAGATGCAGGAGCTTATGAGTTTGTTGTAAACGGATCAAGAATTAAATGTTATCCATCAAACAACATTCACGCAGCAAGAGGTAAGCCACAGGTTTCAGTATTCTTTGGTGACGAGGCAGCATTTTTTAAGATTAGAGATGATAGTATTGTAAAGACTGTAGGCGAAAGATATATTGGTAAAAGTAACGCATGGGTAGTTTGGGTATCTACAGCAGGGGAAGAGCCTGCAGGATTCTTTTATGATATTCTAAATGAGAAGAACTCTATATACAAGAAACTAGAGTTCTATTGGGAGTGGGGATTAAAGAAAGATATAAAGACAAAAACATCATTATTCAACAAAGACTTTATAGAAAGTGCAAAACAGGCTAGAAGCTTTGGAAGGGAATACTGTGGTGAATGGGGTAAGAACGTTGGTGATATATTCAATGCAGAAGCATTAACACAAATAGCAGGTGATGATTTTAAGATTGATCCAAAGAATGATTCATTTGAAAGGGTTATGGCACTTGATCCAGGATTCTCATCTTCCAACTTTGGAATAGTAATAGCACAAAGACTGAACAATGTTCCTCACATAATATATGCAGAAGATTTCGAAAGAAGAAGTTACACGCAGATTTTGGACAAGGTAAAGAGCTTGGCAGATACATATAAGATAAGAAAGATAAGGGTTGACAGTTCTAGACCTGAACTTATCAAAGACCTTAGAGATTTACATTATGACGTAATTGGATTCAACTTTAGAACTATGGGAAAGGAAATGACAGCTAATGCTTCAGAGAAAGTAGGCAAGTTACAGGTAAGAATACACCCAATGCATAGGAAACTGTTTTCACAACTTGAAACCATAAAATACAATTCCAAAGGAACACCTGACAAGACAAACCATAATCCATTTGACTTGGGTGATGCCTTTCTAATGGCTTTATGGTATTTCAAGATGGGTGGTGGAATATCAGTAACAGTATATTAGAATACTTCTTTTGATATTAGATTAGCCATTGATATTGTATGCCTTTCTATTTGAAATTAGACCAAAAGACTTGGGCTTCGGGTGATTATGTCAATACAAACGCATATGCCTTAACAGGCACTATCTATAGTGATGAGGCATTATCTTCAGCACAGTCACTTTCAGGCTATACATTAAAGATTAAGATTTATCCAAAAGAAAGGCCTGATTGGTATATAGTATCAGAAGATGCAGAAATAGTATCTGCAGGTGCAGGAACTTGGCGATATAAACCAACGATCAACAAGATAGATATTCAGGGTGTATATAGGGTAGTAATACAATGTTCTGCAACAGATGAAAGAATATCTGCTGTAGGAATAAAAGGCTCTGACGAACTCCTGGTAAGATCAGTTCCTACAATAACTTAGATACTTCTCTTTATTATTTTAATTAAAGAATGATATATGGTTAGTTCTAACGTAGAAGTTATAGGCGCTGCAAGTGGAACAAAGGCACAAAACGCAGAGTGGTTTGCAGCAGATTTAAACCCAGAAGCAATTTCAGGCTCTGAAGAAGCCTCTAAATTTAGAATAACAGTAGCAGTAAGTTCAGCAGTAGATGTTCAATGCACAGTAGATTCAGGCACTACATGGTTGAAACTAAATAGTGGTAATAATCTAGTAGCAGATGCATTATATATTTTTGACGTTCCCGTAAGATTTGACGATACTTTCAATATGAGAACCACAAATGGTAGTGGAACTACAATTAGATTGTGTAGAATCAGCGAAGTATCAATGGAAGGATAGAATGGCTAATTATCCACCACAAGATACATCAGGTGTTGGATCAACAGTAGAGCAAATAGAATTAGCTGCAGATGCAGTAATATCTTCCAAGATTCAAGATGGAACTATAGTATTAGCAGATATAGCTAGTGCAGCAAAAACAGAATGTTTGATGTTAGCATGTTCTGACGAATCAACTACAGATTTGGCAGTAGCAACAGATGTTGTTAAATTCATTATGCCTTATGCATTTACTTTAACAGGTATTTCAGCAAGTGTCCAAACAGCACCTGCAGGATCAACTTTGATAGTTGATGTAAATGAGGGTGGAACTAGTATCATGACTTCAAATAAGATAGTTATTGATGCAGATGAAACTTCAACTGCGACAGCAGCTCAATCACCAACTTTGACCGATACTGCCCTAGCAAGTGGAGCAGTAATAACTGTGGATATTGACCAAATTGGATCAGGAACAGCAGGAAAAGGTCTAAAAGTATATTTAACAGGTTATCAATCCTAAATACTTCTCTAATTAAAAATTACCGTCATTTTATTGTAAATGGCATTATTTTCCAAAAAAGTATCTGAAGGAACTGTAGAGGTTATCAATGAGGATCATGGAAAAGCACTCATAAAGAGTTCAGATGGGTTTGCAAACACTTTCGAGCCTGAAGTATCATTTGATGATTTATTTTATGTAAATGACCATGATGCTAGATTGAGTTTGGCTTGTGACACTTATGTCCAACTGATATTAGGCTCTGGGATAAAGATAAAGACACAGAATAAAAAGGCTTTAGAAAAAATTAACAAGTGGCTAGAAGCAACTGATTTTGAGAGAAAATTAGAAGATGCCATGCATAGCCTAGTAGTAACAGGAAATGCAATATTTGAGAAATACCCTGCTTTAGCAGATGTATCAGAAGTTGATATTACAACAGTAAAAGAGATAATAAGAGATTCACATGGTAAGATTAAAAAGTATATTCAGGAAGTAGATGCAGTTAAAAACGAACTTGATCCAAAAACAATAATTCATTTGAAATTCTCTAATAGACACAGAGAAGTTTGGGGTAGAGGATTATTCCAATCCGTAGCAGGAACTAGAATAATAGACGGAGTTTATGAGCCTAGTCCTATTACAAGTATGTGGAAAGTAGAAAATGCTATGGTAAAGATATTTGAATCATATGCTAGTCCTATGATGCTTATTCACTTCCAAGATGCAGGTGAACAATTCATTGAGAAACAAGCAGAAGCCTTTAAAAATGCAAAACCAGGAGCAAAGATATTAACTGACAAGGAATTTGATGTAAAGATATTCGAAGTAAACCCTGCTTCAAAGTTTGATGGTTATATTGACCATTTGCAGAAAGATGTTATTGAAGTAGGCTCACAATTCCCACTTCAGATGTTTAATGCAGGTTTTACAGCAAGAGCTTCATCAGAAACAACCGATTCAGTAGTATTGAGAAAGGTAAAAAGAATACAAAGACGATTAGCAACCCAAATAAAGCAGGAAATCATTGATCCTGTCCTTAAAATCAATAAAGTTGATCCAAAAAAGGCAGATGTATCAATAGTATTTGAAACTGAATCAAAATTCGAGTTGGGAGCAGAAGAAATAGAGAAATTGTTTGAAAAAGGAACAATAACAAGGAATGAAGTAAGGAAATATCTTAAAAAACACACAATTATTGATTTAGATGATGAAAATGATGGCGATACACCACCAATTACATCAGTTACACCAACGAATGATTTACGAACGAATCAACCTGAATTTGATGAAAAGTTGGAAGAATTGTTAAATCTAGTCAAAGAAAAGATACCAAAGCCTAGAGGTAGGCCTAAAAAACAGTAATTCTAGTGTAGAATTGGTATTTTACTTCTAATAATTAATAATTATTAACATTTGATTAATGGTAAAGAGAATATCAGGCTTGTTAGCCTTACCAAGAGTTAGTAGAAATGGTAATTTCTATTATCCTGAAGAATTGGCCAAAGCTGATGGTAAAGATGTTCCTTTGAGATGGAATCATATTCAAGATAATGAGGGTATTATTGGAACAGCACATTTAATGTATGATGAAGAAAAAATGCAGATTAATTATGAAGCAACAGTAGATAATGAAGAAATAGAGAAACAATTAGTAAATAAAGAGTTTAAAGTAAGTCTAGGAGCAGAGCCTACATCAGAAGAAAAGATATGTCATAAAGAGGGTAACTGCTACAACGTTCCATTAGGTTTAAATTTCAAAGAAATGTCAATAGTTGAAACTCCTGGAATACCTGAAGCAACCTTAGACGTTATAGAGTATTTTACTACTGAAAATGTTAAATTTGAGAATTGCGTTAGTGATTGTTTGAAAGATAAAGCAGATAGTGGCAAGAAAATAGATGATCAAGCAAAAGCAATTTGTGATTCAGAATGTAAGAAACAAGAAAATACTTCTGTTAATAATATTAATAACAACAACACTTATATGGCAGAAGAAACCGATACAAAGGTTACTGTGAATACAACGGAAGATCCAAAGACCGAACAACCTCAATGTCCAGAAGGACAAGCATGGAAAGACGGTAAATGCGTTCCTGTTCCTACAAAAGCCCCAGAGGCAGAAGCAGAAGCAGAAACACAACCTGTCCAAACAGAAACTCCTTCAACTCAAACCGAGAAAGAAGATTGTGGTTGCGACAAGTCCGAGAAGAAAACCAATGTTGAAACAGAGATTGATGCAAAGGTTGATGCCAAACTAGAATCCATACAAGATGAGATTCGTGCAACATATACTCCAAAAGCAAAGATTGAAGAAAACGCAACTCCAAAAACTTATGTTGAGGAAAACGTTGACGAACAAGTTTCAGAGCTAAAGAAAGTTTTGAAAGGTAACAGCGTAGTTATCGAAATTGACAAAGAGGACTTTTACGAGGCCAACACTGTCAAAGAGAGATCACCTGTTACAGAAGGAATTACCACAAGTGGAACAATTCCAACAGTCAATGCAAACAGAGATATAATTGTTTTACCAGGTGGCATTAGTGTTAAACCTGTAAGACAATGGACACAGTTCAAACAAATCCCACAGGGTAACGACAAAGTTCGTTTCTACAAGATTGACATACCTGCATTTGCAGATATTACAGAGGGTGGAAGCGATATTAGTGCTTCAACTCACACTTTAACGAGTGTAGATGTAGCAGCAGATACTCCAAGAGGATTCCGTCAAGTAGTAAAGAAAACAGAGATTGAAAAATATCCTGCAGGTTTGCTCGAAGCAATCCGTTCAACTGCAAGACTACGAGCTATCCAAGACGAAGCAAGTATCATCTTAAAAGATGTAGCAACCCCAGCAGCAGCAGCAAGTGGCACAAACACTTTCATAGCTGGCAAACATTTAAGAGCCGACACAGGTGCAAACGTAACTTCTACTTCAGAAGAAGATGCAGCAGGTGAGTTCTTGAAAGAGGGTGTCGAGTTTGGTCGTCAAAAACTAGAAGAAGCAGGTTATGATGTAGCACCAGGCAACGTTGTCTTGGCTATCACACCTAGAGCTTTTAGAACATTAATTTCTGATCCTGACATAGCAACTTATGTGCAAAATGGTGATCCAGCTATCTCTCAACAAGGTAGATTGGAACGATACTTAGGTGTCGACCTATTTGTTACAAACACATTAAGAACTGCTAACAACTCATATAGAAATATTATGTGGGTTAAAGGCAAGGCTTTTGCAGTTGCTTCAGGAAGAAAACTCGAATTAGAGTTTGACAAGAACATTGATAACCAATCCGTATCTGTAGTGGCAACACACAGAACAAACGGTGGAATACTCGATTCAGCAGCTTACGTTGTTCTTAGTAGCAAACAAGATTAGTCAATAAGGTTAGACTGACAAAAAACTTCCCTTATCTTTTTTTTATTTTCATATAGTAATGGACACCGAAGAACGTATTTTCCAACGAATAGACAAGTTTGAAGAACGTCTTGATGATACATGTAATAGGATAGAAAAGATTGATTCTTATATCACAATAGAAAGAGAAATGTCCGAAAAACGATTCAATAAATGGGTATCAGCATTAGGTGTTATCATAGGTGCTATAGGTATAATATCAATAGTAGATTATATTAAATAATACTTCTTATCTCAATATTCAAAGGAGTGATGAATATGTGGTCAACAAGATACATAGGAATAATCTCTTATGCTTTAGTATCTGCACTACTTATTGCAAAAGACGTTGTAGCTGATATAGAGGGAGCAGTATTACTCTTAGCCCCTGTAGCAGCGTTCATAGCAGCAGATCAGATAAAGCACAGAAGTGATTAAACTTCTTACGTTATATGCTAACAACAGTTTAACATGATTACGGTAGCGTATACCCTTCTTTTTTTCATTTGTTGTATGATAGTATTTGCAGGTATAGTAGGCATGGCCAATGCAAATATGTATAATATAATTCATGGATTGAACTTTAAAGATAATCCAAATGTATGTATAATGCTACCTGACAAATCAGAAATTACTAATTGGAAAGAAATAAGAGATGTAACTATAGATTCAGTATTTGATTGGCAACATAAACTAGAAAGATCAGGTGGTGATTGGGCATTTCATATATTAATATTTGAATGGTATGAACACGCAGATAAACATACTAGCGATTTTGAAGAATGTAACATATTCATAGTATTTGAGAAATTTAATGATAATGATAATGCAATAGGAACTACATCATTTGACTTTAGCAAGTCCTGGCATAAATGGGCATTTATAACAGTCTATACAACAGGTTATAACAATCATATAGAGATTGATATATCAAAGGGATTAGATCATAAAATTGAATTGAATGTTCATAGAGAGAATTTTCCGATTGAGAGCATAGAACGGATTGTGAAGCATGAGTTTGGGCATGGAATCGGATTGGAACATTATTACAATACTCTATCATGTCCTGAAAGTTGTGAATCTGAATCAATAATGTATCACTCATTTGATCCCTTTTCAGATGTATCTGTAGAAATAACTGATCTTGATATTGAAATGGTTTATTTGATTTATGGTGAAAGTGGATTCAAATATCCATTCCCTGATTGGATTCCCTTTTTCTGTGGAATTGATAGGGGGGCTATAGTTTTATGTGATTGACGGTATTTAATATCCTTTGTTAATATATAATGAATAAAGTCATATTCTAGGTCGAAATTTTTATCATCAGTAGAAGAACTAAGATATTTATCTGCATTTTGTAGCCATAAAAGGAACATAACTTCTTGTATAACTATTGTTTAATAAAGATGTATATGGTTTACGGTAATACTTCTGAAGTGCAGAAATTGGTGTGGGGTAACGTAAAGGCTTCAACTCCTGCAAACGTTTCAACATCATTACAGGTTGCAACCACTAGAATAAACAGCGTTTTGAACTTAACAAGTGACTTGACTACAGTTCCAGATAGAATTGACACTATAGCAGAACTTTATGCTGCAGGACTTATACAACAAGCCAGGACAGGTAGAGAATCTCAATTTGTTAGACAAGCAGAAGAAATGCTTGAAGCAGTAAAAGACCAAATGATACCTAGTCAAGAGGGTAATTGGGGTAACGTGAGATTTGTATGGTAGTTTGTGAAGTTTGTGGCGAAACCATAACAGATGATGGCAACAATCAGTATGAGGATCATTTAGAGTGGCATGGCCGTCACGATTAGAAACCTTAGTGGCGATAGGGAAAACCTTGACAAAACCCTAGATTATCATTTAACAGAAGATTGGGTAAGTGGAAACACAAACAGCATAACTCCTGATATTGAGAATGGAACTGATGATCCTGATTTCCTAGCAAGACAAGATTATACAGGCCCGAACAAGATTTACATAAACGTAGTAAGTAGGCAGAGAGCAGAAGATTCAGATAACGATCCAAATGGTGATGCCTCACATTATTGGCGAACAGAAATATCATTTGATGTTTGGGGCGAAACAATGGAAACACTATCATTAATGGAAGATGAAATAAATAGAATAATATGGGAAATAGCACCTGATAACTCTACCAGGTTAACAAAGTCAAACGGGGCTAACAGCGAGGCACAATATTTTGAAAACTCTGAAATAGAGTTTAACAGAATAGAGCCTGAGGGGGAATTAGATACTAATCCAAGTTCACAAGGTTTCTTGCTTGTTGCATGGTTTAAGGACAAATCTTAATACTTCTCTTTATGATTTTAAACTAAGAAAAAGAATATGGCAGCACATAACGTAACTACCAAGAAAGATATAGTTAAGCCTTTACAATATATTCAGGAAACATCAAGCATATTAACAGGCCCGACTTCTTATGGAGTAACACCAACTTCAAGTCCAGGTTTTACAGCAGCAGGACTTAACACAGAGATAACATTAAACCCTGACATTGTTCATCAAGATGTTGATGTTCTAGGATCAGAAGATGTAGTTGATGCAGTAAAAACAGGCGAACTTTATACATTTACAATGCGATTTAATCCAACTGACACACTTTTACTTAATTATGGTCTTTCAGCAAGTGGTGGTGGATCAGGCTCTATTGATGCTTCATTGTCATTCATATTTTCAGAAAAACTAGATAACACAGAATATTATACTATTTTAAAAGGTTGCTTACCAACTTCTACAACTCTATCATTAGAGAGAGGAACTTGGAACGCAGATATGACCTGGATTTGTAAGGAAATTACAACTCCTGCAACAGCTCATGGACTAACTAACCCAACTTTTGTTTCAATCCCAACTGCAAGTCCTGTAACTCATACAGATGCAGGTAGTGATCCTTTCACTTGGAACTCTGTAGCAAGACCTGAAAGAAGATTCTCAACTACAGTAAACAGAGATATGTCAGTATTATCAGTAAATGGTGAGCAAACGATAACATATGCAAAACCAACAGCAAGAAGAATAGAGTTTTCAGTTGATTGCTTTGTAAAAGACACAACATTGATTGGTGACTTTAAATCAAAGACAGCTAGAGCAGCAACATACAAATTCTCATCAAGTCCAAGTAAGACATTAACATATACCAACTGTGTTTTAGCAGGTTGGTCAAGTTCTAAATCTGCAACTACAACAGATGCATTTGTAGAGAGTATAACAGCTCGTGCAGAAGGCGTATCTATAGCATAGTTTATTAATAGCACTTATTATTAATAATTAAGCATGGAATTAGATTTAGAGAATGGTTGTATCAAAGTTCGTGATAATTTAACTTATCATTTTAAGGATATAGTAACAAGAAAAGAGTTAAAGGTTATAAAGGAACTCCGTAACAAACATGAGAAGCTAGAAGAAAAAGGAATTGAGAAATTAACTCAAACAGAAGTAGAGAATATTGAAGAAGAATGGTTTAATACAGTATTACCATTAGGATTAAAAGATTTTAAGGAAGAAGATTTAGATACTCTAACAGAAGGGGAAATAAGAGAGATTACTGCTTCTACATTTGTTTTTTTAACAAAATTTGGATCAACAGATTTGGCGAGGCAGTTCGCTTCCTCTACGAAGGAGATCAACAAGAACGGACAAAAGCAGTAGTTGACTTTCCTGAATTAACAGAATATTCTATAATCATATCAGCTATAAACAACGGGTTTGGCAATCTTTCAGATATACTTCATGTAAAGGAAAAACATGGATTAGATATAGTGTCAGATTTGAATAAAGTTCAAAGCATTATTAATAAATTAAGAGAACAAGATTCAGAAGGAGCTTCAAGAGTTGGCTAGAATACAATCAATGAAGTGGGTAGGATTGGATAAATATAAGAAAAACTTACAAACACTACAAAAAAACAAAGTGAAGCTAGTAAACGAATATTTAAAAGAGTTTGAGGAATTAACATTAAAGGCAATAAAACAGGCAGCACCAAGAGCTACAGGATCATATGCTAATTCATGGCGTGTTGTAAAACGAGGTGACAACTTTATTGAAATAGATACATCTATGCCTAACGTATTTAATTGGTTAGAAAATGGAACTAAACCACATGAGATACTTGCTAGGAATGTAAAATATATGCATTTTTATTGGGATAGAGTAGGCGAGGAAGTTTGGTTTAAAAGAGTAATGCACCCTGGAACAAAGGCTCAACCACATATAATTCATATTTCAAGACTATTAGATGATGTTATGGGGCAGTTAGTAAGAGCAAAATTGAAAAGACATTGGAAAACATTTGATCATATTGGAATGTCCAAACAATCAAATCTTACAAAAACAGTAGGTCTTACAGGAACTCATAGATCAACGTTGAGAGGTAGGGGTAAAATATCTTTAATTAGGGTAAGAACAGGAAGAAAACAGTTTAAACGTAGGCTTGGTAGAAGAAGAAGAACAGGTCAGTTTATTAAAAAGGCAGATGTTGGATAACTTCCTATTATTGAATGGTGTATTGTTAAGTCATGGCTAGAAACGAAACTTCAAGACTTGTCATATCTGTAGATATTAACAAAGCTACAGGGCAGATACAGAAACTTACACATCAGTTAGGTCAGATGGAAGCCAAGACTGTTAAAGCTAGTCAGGCTACAGATAGGTTAAAGACTTCTGTTTCATCAACAGGTGATAGAGCAGCAGCATCAGCAGTAGGATTCCAAACTATGACACAAGGTATGCTTAACCTTTCAACATCAGCAGTTCAAACATATACTTCACTTACAAACTTAGCTTCAGCAGAACATAGAGTTTCTATGGCAAAGATAGGTGTTGCAAGAGCTCAAGATTTGTTAAATGCAAAGCAGTTAAGATATGATGAATTAGTAGCAAGAGGTATGGGAAATTCTAGAAAAGCATTAAACTTGATGAAAGAAATAAACACAGCTACAGCAGATATGGTGGTAAAAGAAGAAAAACTTAGAATAGAAAAAGCCAAATTAAATGATGTTTGGTTGTTATTTGGGGCAAACATAGCAAACGTTACAGTTTCAATGGTGCAAACAATAGCAACAATGAAAACAGCAGGTGTATCCATGTCGGTTTTAAGAGCAAAGACAGCAGCATTAAATTATGAAACAGGTGGGCTTATAACAAGAACAAAGATGTTACCTGCAATATTTACTACAGCAGGTAGAACAGCTATGATGTCAGCTTTTGGCACAAGGACATTAGGTAGTGCATTTAGAGGTTTATACTTGGCACTTGGCCCGATTGGTTGGGCAATAACAGGATTAACTATTGTCATGTCAACATGGGATATGCATTTGGGTAAAGTATTTGGAAGTATAGAAGAAATAACAGGTGGATTATTAGGATTATCAAATCAAATGGAAGAAGTTGATGAAAAGTTGGGTGATGCAAC